AACTCTTGAATGCTTGCGGAGATTTGAGCAACTGCGGTCGCTGTTGGAGCGTCAACATTATCTACGCTGCCGAGTGCCATCGAGCGAGCGTAGTCGTTGGCGAGAATAACTTCGCCATTCGCGATCCGCGTAGGCACAAGGCGCATTGCCACATTTGCATCTTCGCTTGCGTCTGGATTTACAACGCTCGTGATCGCGAGGTTGATCGTGTAGATATCGTAGGTTTCTCCGTCGATGATGATGGGATTTGTAGGTTTCATATTTATGCGAATAAAATCAAAGCAGAATTTTCGTTAGGTTGCGGAAAGCGAATCTCGAAAGCCCCGTCGAAAACCGGACGATCGTTGCCGAAGTTCAAAGTGCAGAGCACCGAGTTGTTTTTGCTCGCGTTGTAAACAATCGCACCGTGCGCCGTGAATGTCGCTCGATCAATCTTTGCATCGTTAAACGTGATTGCCGCGTTCTTACCGACCATCTCGGCCTTGAACCCGGTGAGCACTATCCCTCCGCGAGTGTAGCCTTGGCCGCTCACTTCGCCCTCGTCGGTGTAGTGCGCGGTGGCTGGCCCGATGTTCGCTCGCTTCGTGTAAAGGGCGATCTTGTATGTGTCGGTCGGTTGGTGCATGCCAATCAGGAACTGGCGCTTTGCTTCGAGTGCGATGCCTTGTGCGATCATATATTTTTCCCTCTGAATTGAGTGTTGCAGACTGCGAGCCGTTGGTCAAAGTCGGGATACTCGGACTCCATCGTGGCATTCACCATGCAACGGTCGATAAAGTCTTCCTCCTGCTCGCGTGGCCCCGGCTCTGGCATGACCATCGCGGTCTCGTGCTGCACGGCTTGAAAGTGCCCGTAAACATCGTTGACCACTACGGCAAATTCTTTGACTTCTGGACGGGTCGCCAACCTGATGCCTTTCATCTTGTCCGCTGCCCAGACCTGTCCAGCGTCTCCGCCCCACAATGCCCATGCAATGCGGCCGGCAGAAGGAAAGCCGTCTTCGCCTTGTTGAAAACCCTCACCCTTTTTATCAACTTCGTGCCGTGAAAAAAACGAGTGCATTCTTTTAACGGTATCTTCGCTCAAGTTCTTGCCGTTCGAGATGTCGCGAGCGCGAGCAACCCCGATAGATGTTCCTCCGCGCTTGAACTTCTCCCGCCACTCCAAACCTTTCTCTGCCTCTGCGATCATGCCAGCGGTGGGCTTAAAGCTATCTTCAAATGCTGCCTTTGCCTGTGTTGGTGCGGGTGCAACCTGTTCCTTACTGGGTTGTGCGTCGATGATCTCTTGTGCCGCCACTTCGTCCATTCCGAATACCGTCTTGAGGATGATGGCGACTTGCTCTGGCGAAAGTTCGCCGCGTCCCATGCTTGCGAGGATCGCTGCAAGCGCATCCGTGCCGCCGATGCCGATGGACTCAATAAGCGGAGCCTCGATCTTCTTACCTTCTTCCACAACATTGTCTCTGAGCAATCCTGATGCGGAGTCGGATATTCTGCCTGGCTCAATCTGTAGCTCGATGCTGAGGTCGCGAATCATCGCCGCTTCCTTGGCCCTCGATCGCAGCGCCTCTTCGTAGTCTTCGCCACCCTCGGAGTAGATTTGCGCGGCGGTCTTCAAGCCTGCCTTCCACAAGTCGATGTCGGCGCGAGCTTCGCGCCCGTAGTCGATGCTTGCTTTGCGCGGCCAGCCCCATCGGCCATCCAGTAAATACTCATTATCAGGGATCAGCCCCCGACTTGCGGCGTCGAGCAGCACAATGTTCTTAATGCGATCGAGAAATTGAGTCTCCAGCAACCTGCGCCAACGTGCAAATGTGCGATCTGCCATCTCAGCTTCCATCCGCGCCATCGGGCCGGACTTGTCAGCGTCGAACGAGAACCCGTAAGGCAACCCGACCGACATGCAGATGTGCGACTGCACGAGACGCACGAACTCCCCGAATGCTCCGGTCGGGCGGGTGTTTTCAAACATCTCCATCTTCTCTCCTGGGGAGAGATAGTTCATCGTGCCGGGATCAACGCTCTCAAGCTTCGCCCGTTGTCCGTAGTCGTTCGGCTGCGAGCTTGCAAAGTAGTCGCTGGCTTCAGCCGCTCCGGTCTCCGACATGATGATGCCGGTCTGGTAGCTGGCAAATTTTATCGCTTGAATCTCTGCCTTTAGTGCTTCCTGTAGGTCGCGAGCGGCATTCAGCGCCGTGGCAAATGCCGATCGTCCACGGTATTCGTCGAGCCGTGTAGGATCAAAGAGGTGGATAAACTCTGCTGCGGGAATGCGTGTCGGGTCGATGTATTGGTTCGAAATCGTCCGAACGTAAAGTTCGTATTGGTCAGGCCGTCCGTAGTCATCAAGCACAATTCCGCCAATGTAATTGTCCGAGTCGATCAAGCGGTTGTAAGGCGAGCCGATGCGGTCGCTCTCAACGCTCTGGAGTCTCAACTCCCCCTGATCGCGCACGATGACAAAGCCGCAGTCGCCATCGCGCAAGACCGCCATCACGGCGAGTTGCAAGAGCGTGACAAAATCGTGCCTGCGCAGGAAGTCACACTTCGAGCACCAGTTGCGCCAGTATCTCTCGATCTTCATGTCGAGATCGCGGTCTCCGGTGCGCGCTTGGTAGTTAAGCCGCCCGGCGACATACGTTGCAAACTTCAGAAGAAGCGAGCGGATAGGAGGGAAATTGTCTGCGAGATCGCGAGCAGCGCGAATCAATTTGTATCGCTCTGTCGTGCCTGCCGTATCCTCGGCACCGGACACATTACGAGAGATCCCGCGCTTCGTGCTGTCGAGCGCAGAATCAAATCGCCCAAAGTTGCGGAGCTTGGCCTGCGAGATCATCCGCGACATCGCGGCCTGCGGAGAAATAAATGCAATTGCTTGCGTGATGATGTCTTGTTTCATTAAGGCTGTTGCGTAGGGAATGCTGTGACTGTGCGACGGACGCGCGTTCCGTTCGCGGATGATATTGCGGCGGTGAGTTCTTTGATGACCTGCGAGACCTCGCCCAGATTTGCGCGAGTGAACGACCGCCCGGCTATGCTATAGCTGGCTCCCGCCACGGCAATTGCTTCCAGACACTCGATGTATTTTGCTTGCAAACTTTGCAGGGTCGCAAGTGGCAAACCGAAAAATGCTTTGTTCAGTCCCATTATTTAGCTGGTTGCGTCAACTCAAAGAAGAAATTTGTGGTCGTTTTTCTGACGAAACTTAGAGCTTGCTCTCGATGAATTTGCCGCGCGACTGAGTGCCGCACAGCCGGTCGAGCTTGGCCCATGATTCGGGCTGCATGGAGACGGATCGCGTGACGGCTGTGCGGCCCTTGGCGTTGGCTGACTTCTTGCCTTGAGGGCGACCCGCGCCTTTGCGCGGGCCGCCGTGGGTGGTGGGTTTTTTCATGGTAGGCTAAGTGTGCATGTATAGTCGCCCAGATTTAAAACATCCACGAGGTCTCCGACGGTTTCAGAAAATTCTTCGGCGATTGTTCCGTTCTCATCATAAAGGACTCCAGTTCTTTCGTAGCGGATTTCTTCAAGGCGCTCGGAATCATTGTCACTAAAACCTGCCTGCATAATTTCTACGGCCAAGCGCAAATCTGTTTCCTCATTTGCTATTGTCTTTTTTCCGTAGCCCATATTTTTAATAAGCACGAAGCCGACTTTGATTTTTTCGGATTCTTTTTTCGATGCTGAGAGCAGCGTGATGTTGTAGAGGTCTTGGATTTTCATATTTTGATTTTCGATTTTTGGTTTGGTTGGTCAAGGCTGGCGCGGGGGTCGAACCCGCGCCGGGTGGATTGTTAGGCGGCGAGGAGGGCTGCGATTGTTTCAAACTCTTTTGTGCCTTTGCGAAAAACGGCTTTATCTTTTTCAAAATAGTCTGTCATTGAATCCGATTCATTTTGCGGCATCAATTCGGCAGGGAGCGAATTGTAATTTTTTGCGTAGATAACGGCTGCGGTGTAGGTGCCGTTTTGATTTTTTTCGTAGCGTTCACCGATGGAAAACCAGCAGGGAATATATTTGCCGGATAAAGTTTTGATTCCTTTTTTTAAGATTTTGATGCCGTTGATGGTTTGGTTTTTCATTTTTTTGATTTGGTTTTTTGTTTTCGTCGTTGGCGTGGTGCCTTCGATCTGGAGATACAATCTCACAAACTTGATTTCTCGTCAACAACTTTTTTTCAAAAAGATAAAAATAATTTTGGAGGCTCGCAGAGCCGCATAAACACTAGCGCGGCGGGCGGGGATCAATTTCGTGACGCCACGAAAATGGTCGGGATCAACTCAAATATAGGTATTCCCCAGCGTTCTTCCGCCTTGCGTGCGCAGTCGTGTAGCGCATCCAGCTTTTCGGAAAATTCAAGGAAGTCGTATGTCACCCATGTCGGGATGTCTCTTGGATCGCGGCGAATCTCCCAAGTTACGGATGCGTGGATGCCCGTTCCCCACATGCCTCTTTGCAGGATGTATCCTGCTGCTTCGATCTTTGCGCGTAATGTCTCGTAGCTCATTTTGCCTATAAGTCTCCCGTCGGTAAAACCCCAGCCAGCATTGCTGCCGCAAGAGCGATGCACTCGCAGTCCCAAAGATGGTTCGGCCTGCCGCTGATGCGAACCCACCTCTGCTCGACTTGTTTTGTTTTTGCGTTAATCACGTCTTTTTTAATTTCTGAAAGCATTTGTTTTCGGTATTCGTCGCTAACATCTCTCGGCACCTCCCACGCCACGGCGGTCTCGACCTGGCGTAATGACGAGAGTTTATCCTTGACTCCTTCGTTTGCGAAAAAAAAGTAAGCGGCCTTCATCCCGTGCGATCCGGCCTGCGCCGCTTCGATCTTGGAGACGAACCGTCGCACCCTACGCTCCTGCGACTGATGCCAGAATCCATCCTGCCCTGACCCGTGCGATGCCGTCCAGCCGCGCCGTGCGCACTGCTCGTAGACCACCGGCGTGTCGTAGCCGGCATCCACGACATTGCACCGCGCTGGCACCGCGTATTGCGTAGAGATCGCGTCGAGTGTCTCCCAAGTCAATGGCCTACTCTCGTGCAGCAGTCGCGACGACCCGTCAGCACGGAACGCCCGGACAACGCACCAGAAGTGATCGCGTTGTTTGTCCACGGCCATGAAGCGATGCACCTCGCCGTCGAGCTTTTGCCCTTCGACGTATTCGCCTTTGCTGTAGTCTGCGCATGCGATCTCTGGCATGTCGCTTGTGACCTCCTCTACCCACACCTGAGCCTTGCGCTTCTGGACAAACTGCCGCAGCGGATCCGTGTTACCGCTGTGTTTGGCTTCGTTTGCTTCCAGAAATTCTCGCACCAAGGAAAACCACGGAATCCACCAGACTGCGTAAGCCGGAATCTCGAATGAGCGGACTCCTCGAACCGGATGCGGATTGAGCGGTCGGTAGCTGGCGGTGCTCGCAAGCGTGCGGCGTTCGCTCGCGGTGTCCTTATATTCGGCCTTGCAGTTCTCACAGGTCAACCTGATCGAGTCTTGTAGCTGATCCCACAGCCACCCGCCTTTTTCGTCCTTCGCATCGTTGTCCCAGGTGATCGCATCGAACAGGTATCTCTGCCAATGCCTGCACGCTGGGCACTCCCAGCCGTAGACTTCCCGCGTGCCACTCTCCCACTCCTCGCAAGACTCGTGCGTCGAGTCCCAACCCTGCGAGACCAAGACAGTCTTGCGGTTCCATCGGTCGTGGTGCCGGGCTTTCAGCTCTCGGATCATCCCGTTTTTCCAACGCCACACTTCGTCGCCGATGCAGTAGCGCATGGATTTTTCTTGGAGGTTTGTGATGTTGGCACCTCCAGCAAAAAGAACCATGTGAGGAAAGAGGATCGTTGTCTTTCGCAGAGCGTGCCGGTCTTCGGGGAAGAGCGCGTGAACTGGCTCGCACTCGCGAAAGATCGGCAGTAGTCGCGACTCTGTCCAGTCCTTAACCATGTCATCCGTCTGTCCGACGAACAGAGTCGGACCGGGCTTCTGAGCGACGATGAAGCACGCGAGCGTTTCCATGAATGTCGTCTTGCCTGCTCCTGTCGCGGCACGGATGAAGAGCTGTGTGGTCTCGTCGTCGGTTGCGGCAAGCAAAGGTTCGTTCATCCACGGTGCGACATTGCGGTCAAAGCGGCTCGCCCTGTCGCTGGCGGGGAATCTCACATTTGTCTCCGCCCAATCCAGCACGGTCCCGCTGTAGGCGAGCCTGATTCCCTGACAAATTCCTTGTGCAAGCGGGTTCATTTATAGTTTAAATCAAAATTTTGCTGCCTCGTCTCTCTGTCAATTCTAACCTTAGCTGCCTCGTAGTAGTCTGGGTCGATTTCGCACGCCGTGAGATGAACCCCGAAGTAATGCGCGGCGATGGCGATACTTCCGCTTCCCATGTGCGTATCCAGCACACGCTGGCCTGGCTTGGCGTAGTTTTGCAGCAACCAGTTATAGAGCTTCACTGGCTTCTGTGTTGGATGGATCGTGCCTTCTTTCAGGAGTTCCACCCTGTTCATTTCTACGACTCTTAATGCTCGCTGGAATGAACTGTAGGCAAGTTCACCGTCGCTGTTACAGATGCGCTGGCCTTTGTCCCAGAAGATCCACCCCATTGATGATTGCAGGTGCTCGGGGTAGTAATTCGCACCCCAGATGATTTGATTTTTCGACACGCGGCGGAGTTCCTCGAAGTATTCCGCGCCCGGCGGCTTGGAGTCCCATCCTTTTCGTTCATGCACTTTCCGTCCGCCATGCTTGCTCGTTGTTCGCTCGGCACCGTCGCGCCCGATGCCGTAGGGCGGATCAACGATTGCCAGATCGAAGTATCCATGCGGGAAGGTCGCCATCAGTTCCATGCAATCACCGAGACGGATGTCCAAAGACCCAGAACAAGACGGTGCATGGAACACGGCGGGTTCGTCCTGCGTGGTTTCAAGCGTGAAGGGTGCCGCGCGCATAGTCACCGCATCCCGAAGATTGCTTTTAACGCATCAATGTTTCCCGACTGCGGAACCCGATCAATCGGTTCCTCCTCTCCGTCGTGAAAAGCAACATCCCAAGTCGTGTCGAACAACTTGCGCAGACCAGAGGCTGTCATCGTTACCGTGCCTTCACCGTCGAATGAAGGATTGCGCTTTGAGTAAATTTTCCACAGTTCTTTTTTTGTCATACCTTTTCAATCTCCTGTTTGATCTCCGCCAAAATCTGCTGCGTGCGCTCGTGCAACTTTTTGCGTAGGGTCGCTTCGTCCAGCCCGGCCAGCGCACCGCTCGCATCGTTGACAAGCGCGGCGAGCTTGGCACTGAATATCGCGCCGATTCGGATTCCGGTTTCTCGGACGGATGCAATCTCGACCAGCTCGCCGCGATCGTGTTGAAGTCGCACGCGAATACGCTCAGACTCGAGCAGTGTTTTTTCAAGTCGGGCTTCATTAAGCGTAGCCGGTGCAGCCTTTCCAGACGCTTTCAAATACTCGTCGCGCCACTTTGTTGCGTTCTCGATTGAGTCGGTCGGGCATCCAAGTTTCACCCACTTTGCAACGGCTTGCTTGCTGATTTTCCAAGCGTCTCCGATGGCTTGGTGACTGACTTTGACAACCGAAGATTTTTTATTCATTCATGCGAGACTTACGAAAGTTTGTTAACC